GGCCTATCAGCACAGACAATCAAAAGCCGTCGATACAAGATGGTGCATCTCGCGGCGCTGTTCATGCCATCAGGCCCCAAAGACGTGACCACGGAGCAGATTGTGCAGGTCTTTGCGCGACAACAATGGAAACCGGAGACCCGCAAGGCGTACCGGAACACCATTTCGTCGTTTTTCCGTTGGCTGCACAAAAGCTGCAGGAGAAGCGACGACCCGAGTCTGGATGTGCCACGCGTGAAGAAGCCACACGCGCATCCCCGGCCATGCCCGGACAAATACATCACGGCTGCGATGGAGAAGGCCACGGCAGCGGAAAAGCTCATGATCCGGTTCGGAGCCGAGTGCGGGCTGCGGCGCGGAGAGATTGCCCGTGTTCATAGCGATGACGTCGTGGCTGACAGTGCCGGCCATTCGCTTATCGTGCGTGGCAAAGGCGATAAACAACGTATCGTGCCGTTGCCGGACGATCTGGCCGCCATCGTCATGGACGCGAACGGATACCTGTTTCCCGGCCGGTTCGGCGGACATGTGGAAGAGTCCTATATCGGGGACCACATCAGTCATCTGCTGCCGGACGGGTACGCCGCGCACACGTTGCGGCACCGTTTCGCCACCACGGCATACGCCGCCACACACGACCTGTTCGTGGTCGCGGAACTGCTCGGCCATGAATCGGTTGAGACCACGGAGCATTACGTGGCCATGCCGGACGGCCGTCTGAGAGAAGCCACGGCGGCCGTCCGGATTGCAGGCTAATCCTCGGCTTTGATGGTGATGTGCAAGCTGTCGAGCTTGTCGGCGACGGCGTGCTTGACAGCTTCCGCGATCTGGTCGGGGTCGGCACCCATGGCTTGGCTGAGCGCTTCGATCGCGGCGGTCTGCGCGGTGAGCATGGTCTTGAGTTCGGCGATGTCCCAGCGTGCCTGGATTACCCCGTCGAACAGGTTCCTCCCGTCGTTGCCCTTGGCTGTGTAGAGGGCGTCGGCGGCGCGGTCCTTGAGCTCGTTCCTGGTCTGGATGACCGAATCGAAAATGTTGCGTCCGTCGTTGCCCTTGGCCTGGTAGAGTCCCTCGGTGACTTCTGCGACTGACATGTTTTCTCCTTTCAGTATGGCGTTTGCCTTGTCGATGACCTGCTGGTAGGGCAGGCCGTTGGGCACGAGGTCGGGGCATCCGGCGTGGTCCGTGCCGGGTATCTCCCGGTGCAGCCATATGTTGCCCCTGGTGCCGTCGTGCCACAGGTGGTCCCAGCCGTAGCGGCGGGCGATGTCCGCGCACAGGCGTGCGCTGGCGTCGATGCATGCCTGGGTGCAGACCGCGCCCTGGGCCATGCCGCCCTCGTGCTCGATGCTGATGCAGCTGTTGTTGCTCGCATAGTTCGCGTCCGAGTAACTGCCGTCTCGTTCTGAAACGTATTGGTGGATGGTGCCGTCCGCACCGATACCGTAGTGAGCCGAGGCTTGGCTGGCGCTGTTGGCAAACGTGGAATCGGTGCCGGCGAGGTAGCCGACCATGATGTGCAGGGTGATGTGGGTCACGCTGTAGCCGTTCCTGCCGTTGTAGTGGTTGGGCGAGCCTTTCCAGATGATTCCCTCCATCACTCGGCCCCCTTGCCGCTTTTCGCGCCGTTCTCGGCCGCGTCCTTGGTGCTACGGAACAGCTGCATTACGGGCGAGTCGGCCAGCTCCGGGTTGATCTGACTGAGGTTCTCCAGGATTGATGCGGTTTCGGTCAGCACGATGTACACGCATGTGGGCACGATCAGAGGCACCGCGAATCCCAGGTCCACGGCCTCCTGTCCGTGCTCGATGATCTCGGCGAGTACGATGACGGCCACGTACGCTGCCTTGTGCCACAGTCCGTCGCGCATCTTTGTACTGTCGATGTCCTTGTTAACGACGGACTTAGCCAGACCTGTCAGATAGTCCATGACGATCAGCACGCAGGTGATGACCAGCGCGGCGATTTCGGTCCTATCCATGATTCCTTCCTTCCTAGAGTTCGATGACGCCGATTTCTCCGGGCAGCCGCATGGTTCCGGCCGCGTTGGATCCGAAGATCGGCTGGACAGCTCCGCCTTCGCCGTCCGAGACGACCACATTAAATACGCTGATGCAGTCGTACGCGTTTCCGCTGGTGGATTTCTCACTGAACGATGGCATCAGACCGGACGCCCCGTTAATCGTCGTCATGACCATCCGGACCCATGTCTGGTCCTGGATACCGGAGAACTGCAGCTGTGCCTTGACCAGCCACAGTCCCGCCGGCAGACGCAGGTACGAGCCCTTCGCGTTATTGGAGACCGTGATGTCGTCGCTACCCGATTTCTTGGTGATGGTCAGTCCGGTGTCGCCGCTGGGGTTGATCTGTAGCTGGCCGTCCGATCGGGTGAAATTCCCGTACCATCGGCGTTTCGCTCGCGCCTCGACCGGGACCCAGCGGTCGCCGAGCCGGTAGTAGAGACCCTGCGACTGCCCGGCGTCGGTGACGATGCCGGATTGCCCCTGCACTCCGTTGGTCTTGACGAGTGTTTCGAGATCCGTGGCCACCACAGGTTTGACGCCTTCGGGCGAGCTGCGTTTGTCCACTTCATCGAGCGCTTTTTCAAAAGTGGTGGCCATGCTTTTGAACGAGGCCGGCGCGGTTGATACGAGGTCGGAGCCTTCGGGATACGAGAGCCCGTAGATGGGTGTTGTTGCGGTCATTGTGTTCCTTCCTTTTCGTCGATGGCCGAAGAAGTGTCGATGATCTGGATCATCGAGAGGTCGCAGATGTGCAGGTCGAGCTGCTGCCAGCTGAGGGTGGGCAGGTCGGCCCATGTGATCTGTTTCGTCAGCAGCGGCCGGAGCGCGGCCAGCGTCGCTTCCTGGGTGAGTGTCGGTTTGCCGTTGCGCCACCGGTATGAGAGCGTCCCGCCGATGGTCGTGATGGGGCCGGTGAAGGCCGGTCGGCCATCTGAGCCGGTCAGGGCCGACGCCTTGGCCTTGACGATGATGAACGGGCCGGATGGGCTTGCCTTGTACAGCCATGGAAGTCGTGCCGGGTCGATTCGCGTGCTGTTGAACGTCACGTTCTCCGGTACCATGCGCAGGTCGTTCGATTCGAGCCATTGCGCGATGTTGGCGCGGTCCGTGTCACTGACCGTCGAGACCGGGCCGCTGTTCCATACGCCGCCGGATTCGTCCACGGCGAGCATGTCGGAATCGATGGTGAGGCTCTTCTGCATGGCGGTCAATTGTGGTGGAAGGCGGTTCTGGTCTCCCATCGTGATCTCCACGTCGTCGAAAGAGAGCTTGCCGTTGTCCGATTTGACGCGTTTCGCGTTGATGACGACCTGTGTCAAAGGTTCGTTGATGCTCAGATCCGTCGATGCCTCGATGTCGGCCGCCGAGAGCGCGTGTCGTGTCGCGCCGTCGGCGAGGACGTTGAGCCGGCCATCAGTTGACAGATGCACGGAGACCGGGTCGGCGAGGAACAGCGGCCTGAGGGTCGATGCCGCGCCGTCGTAGACCTCATGCCATTGCGGGAGTCGTGGCCCGGCGGTGAGCCGGTGCAGCAGGTCGAGCTGCGATGGGTGGTCGGATGGCGTGTATGGCGCGACGCTTGACGGCAGGGCGAGCCCGTCCAGTTGGGCTTCCGGCGCTCCCTGCGCCGAGGCCCTGCGGTTCATCTCCTTGAGTCGTGCGGATGGCGTGCCTATCCAGTGCGCGCCGTCCCATTTCGCGGCCGTGTCTGTCGGTCCTTGGGATTGCAGACGCTTCCACACGGCCATCCTCGATGTGGCGGAGAGTTTGAGCAGCCACCCGCCGTCGCTGACCGGTTCGATGCTGCCGCCGGTGGAGACGGTGCCGGCGAACATCGTAGAGGCGGGCGAGTCGGTGGATTCCGGCGAGCCGGGGGAGTAAGCGCGGTGCAGCGAGTCGATCGGGATGCGCAGATCTTCCCAGCCGCCCATCGACGGCTGAAGATCTTGCCATCTGGGTTGATCGGAGAACTGCATGATCACTTTCATGCCGGCCAATGTCAATGCCTGGCCGGCGAGCCGTCCGGTCTTGTCGCGCAGGGTGAAGGTCATCACGGCAGGTTCGGGCTGTTCGTCGATGCTGTCGCTTCCCCACCGGATAGTGAAAGAGTCGAGGGCGGCGATGTTCTTGGCGGAGTCGTTCACCGGTGTCCAGCCGTTGCCGGTGTCGATGAACATGAAGCACTGCTGCATCATGACCTCCTTGCGTCGTAGTCGGCCAGGAGCCGTTTGATGGCCTTGGCGGTGCCGTCCTTGTCTATGACCTCGCCGTTGATCTCCACGTTCCAGGTGTTGACCACGGCTGGCGCGGCCGTGTTGCCCTGGGCGGAGAGGTTGAGGGGCATGGCCGCGAGTCTGCGGTTAGCGCGGCTGATAGCGGTTTCAACACTGTTGTCGAATCCGTTGTTGAGGCCCTGAGCGAAACCGGTCATGATGGCCTGGCCGGCGGGAATGAGCAGGCGACGGTCGTAGCTGATCGGGCCCTTGTGGGCCTTGATCCAGTCGCCGATGCCGCTGATCCAGCCGGTCACGTTGCTCCAGGCGCCTTTGAGGCCGTCCCAGAAGCCGTTGATGATGCTTGCGCCTGCGTTGACGAGGATGCTGCCGGCGTTGGAGAAGAAACCGCCAATGGTGCCCGGCAGGCCTCGGAACCAGCCGACCACGCCGTTCCACGCGTTCCTAGCACCGTTCGCCGCCGAGCTGAAGATGCCGACGATGGTGGAGCCGAGGCCGGAGAAGAAACCGGTGATGCCCTGCACGCAGGAGCCCAGGAAACTCGTGAAGCTCGACCACACGGCCCGGCCGGTGTTGGTGCAGGTAAAGAAGTAGGTGAGTACGGCCGTGAGCGCGGCGATGAGCGTGATGACCAGCATGATCGGGTTCGCGGCCATGACCGCGTTGAGCACCGCCTGAGCGACGGCGGCGACCTGCATTGCGGTGGTCACGGCGGTGACGGCTGCCACTGCGCCGCCGATCGCGGCGACGAGCGGGGTCACGAGATCCAGATTCTGGCTGATCCAGTTGCCTGCGGTCTTCAGCCAGCCGCCGACCGTCTGCGCTGCGGTTGCGACGGTGTTGAGTGCGTTGCCGAACGCGATGCCGGCGGGCTGTCCGCCCGTCATCGCGTCCACGACGGCCATGATGCCGGACCACAGTGATTGGAGTCCACCGCCGACCGACTGCGCGGCCGACTGCAGCGAGGTGAACGCTCCGGTGTCCTTGACCTGGCCGAAGAACGTCTGCAATCCCTGGACACCGGTGGTAGCGAGGCCGGTCACGGCGGCCGATGCGGCGTTGATGCCGCCCGTCACGGCCGGTTTGAACAGGTTGAACGCGTCGGTCAGACCGCCGGTCACGGCGGCTTCGAGGTTTCCCATGGCTCCCTCGATGGTGCTGGTCGATGTCGCGGCCTGTTTCGCCACGTCGGTCATGCCGAGGTCCATGAGCGCCTTGTTGAACTCGTCTGCGGTGATCTCGCCCTTGGACATGGCGTCGCGGAAGTTGCCCGTATACGCGCCGTTCTTCAGCAGCGCCTCCTGGAGTTTGCCGGACGCGCCCGGAATGGCGTCGGCAAGCTGGTTCCAGTTCTCCGTGGTCAATTTTCCCGCGCCGGCCGTCTGGGTGAGCATCATCGCGACGCTCTTGAAACTGTCGGCGTTGCCTCCGGCCACCGCGTTGAGGTTGCCGGCCGCCTCGGTCAGTTCCATGTAGTTGCCGATGCCGTTTGCCGCGAGCTGCGCGGTGGTGTTCTGGATGTCATCGAGCCCGTACACGGTGTCGTCGGCGTATTTGCGGGTTTCCTTCGCGGCTGCCTGCACGGCTTTGGTGTCGATGCCGGCGAAGCTCATGGTGTTCATGAACTTGTCGGTGCTGTCCGACATGTTCACCACATCGCCGGCGAAGCCCTTTACCGTGTCCCACAGCGCGGTCACGCCCTTGACGGCCAATCCGCCGATGGCGCTGCCGAAAGCGGCCGCCTTCGTAGTGGTCTTCTCGAACGCCTTGACGGCATCATCGGCGTTGCCGGTGATGCGCACGCTCATGATCGCGCTGTGCGCCACGTTTCACTCCTTCCGTGATTCGGCTTCCTTGAGCAGTTCGGCCAGTCCGGTGCCCCAATCCAATTCGTCGGCCTCGTTCCTCCACTGCCATGGCGTGCCGCCGAAACGGTTGGCCAGGAGGAACGAGAGACGGCCGAGCGAGTCTTGTGGCCACGCGGCTAGTCCGTAGGGTTTCCCTCTTCCGGTTCCTCCTTCGCGGCAGCGAGGTCGAATGAGGCCACGGTGTCCAGCCAATGCTCGAAGTCTGGCAGATTGCGGCCGGCCATGCGCAGGGCCGCGTAGGCCGCGTATGCGCCGGAACGGACGGGTGACTGGGTGATTGGCCCCCAGCCCACGTCGATGGCGTGCGCCTCGGCCTTGCATGTCGCGCGCATCGTGATCGGCACGGTCTCGCTGGTACCGTCCGTGTAGGTGATTCTCGTGGTTGCCATTATTTTCCTTTCACTTGCTTCAGTGTCTTGTCGATGAAGTCCTTGTAGACCTTTTGCCATTGGCTCTCGGTGGAGGCGACGCCGTTGTTGACGAAGAGACGTGGCTTGATGTGGCGGGCGGGCCACCCGTAGTTGACTGGTCCTGCGTAGGGCACGGCCTTGCGGCCGGCGCGGATGACGCCGGCGCGTTTCGTCGCTCCGACACGCAGGCTGCCGGCCAGCCGGCCGGTTTTGCCTCGTGGGGCGAGGTTGCGGACGGCGGGCAGTGCGATCTGCGCTGCCGCGCGGTTCACTTCCTTCAGGTCGTCCATGTCCGCGCCGGCCTTGCGCATCGTCTGAACGAAGCGTTTCTGGCCGACGACCATCAATGCCTTGTCAGCCATCACTCATCACTTGCCCGTGTACGGTGCGTGGGCGACGTTCGTGACGGCGAAGCTCAGATCGTTCGTGTTCTTCGATTTGACGTCGCCGCCGATGGCGATTGGCGCGATGGTGACGTTGAAGGTCCACTGGATCTTGCCGGTATTGTTCGGGACGAACTGGGCCGGCAGCGTCTCGCCCTTGTGGTCGAAGAGCCAGACGGCCAGACCGTCCTCGCTGAAGTCGTCGCCCACGGTGCCCTCGAACGTCCATGTTGTCGTGGTGTTCGTCTCCTCTGATCCGTCGAGGTAGGTGGTCGGGTCGTCGCTGCTGTTCGACGGGTTTAGCTGCGCCTTGGTCAGGTCGGCGCTGAAGTCCCTGCCGTTTTCGGTGTCGGTGATTTTGAAGATGCCTGGTCCGAGCGTGCGGATCTTTCCAGCCATGATTTTTTCCTTTCCTTGTCTTATTCGGTTTCCAGAGCGTTCAGCACGACCTGGTAGGCCGCCAGCGTGCCGGCTCCTGCGAGGTTCCAAGTCGCGGGCGTGGCCTTCTGGATGTTCAGGCCACGTTCGGCGAGCCGGTCGAGCGCTGTGAGGATGTCATCGACTGCGGATGGCTGCGTGGCCGGCGTGCCGGCGATGACGTCCAACGTCCAGACCGGTTCCGGCGGGCCCCATGATGGCCATTCCACGGTTGGCGGTTCGATGAACACCGCGACTTTGCCGGCCGCCGGGCGGATCAGTTGGGCGTCGATGCTGACGCTGCTGACCAGTCCATCGAGCATGTCGGTGAGCGTGTTCATCAGCGCGGCTCGTTGTTCCTGGATGTTCATGCAATCACCATGCCCCCGGTGAGCACGCCGGCGGCGCGGAGTTTCGGCCAGACCGAGCGGAGCGGGTCGGTGGAGATCCTGAACGGTTCCACAGTCGAATCGCCCACGTCCATCACGCCCAGGCGCGCGTCACGCATGTTGAACAGGTCCGCCGCGCAGGAGACGATGCAATCGGCCAGCAGATCGTCATCGACGGTGGCGGTGTCGACCGCGTGCGCGACGTATCGCTTCGCCGCCGCGAGTTTGACCGTGAGCCGTTCGTCCTCTCCGGCCGGCACTCCAACCTCGTCGCGGAGCCGTTGCAGCAGGATGTTGTCATCGATCATCATGCCGCGGCGAACTTCACCGGAATCAGGCCGTCCGCATGGGTCGTGGCCACCGCCATATACCCGTAGACGCTGTAGCTGTTGGTCAGGCCGGTCACGTTCCCGTCGGTCAACTGCGCCGGGCCGCCGGACTCCCAGACGGTCACGGCGGCGGGATCGATGAAACTGGCCAATCCGGCATCGGCGTTCGGCAGCAGCACGACAGGGACGCGCATGAACGTGCCGGCCACGCCGGTCAGGTCGAAACTTCCGATGGTGTCCGACCCGTCGCCGCTGAGGTTGAAGAACCGGTCACCGGTATCCTTGAGTTTCACCAGTGCCTTGAGCACGTCCTTGGAGACCGCGAGGCGCGTCAGCGACACGTTGCGGTCGTCGGCCAGTTCGGACGCGTCGATGATGAGCGACACCCAATCGTCGATGGTCATGTTGGCCAACTGTGGCGCGTCGATCTTGTTGGCGTTAGAGGATGCGTCGCGCTGCGCCTTGATCTCCGCGTACAGGTGGTCGCGCACTGCCTTCTCGGTGGCCTTCGCGTAGGCGTTCTGCAATGCGGTGATCGCGGTGTTGAGCATCGGCGTGGTGCTGCGTTCGATGGTCTGGCGGCTCAAAGAAGTGTAGCCGCCGTAGGTGTTGATGTCGGCGGTCTTGGTGCCGAAGGCGACTTTTCCGAAGGAAAGCTCTGAGCCTTCCGTCTCCTGTTTGCCGACGGCTGTGGTGTCGGAGGTCACGACATGGTATTCCATGCTCATGCCGGTCGCCGGGAGCGTGTCATGGGTCAGGAGCTGTGAGACCTTGCGGCGGTCCTCGATCAGTTTGAGGTCGTCGGCGATCCAGGTGGCGGTGTTGCCGGTGTCCTTGGTGGAAATCAGGTCGCGGCATTCCTTCATCACGGTCATGGCCTGTTCGTCGCCTCGCGCGAGGGCCTGCATGTATTCGCCGTGGCTCCGGTACGCCGCGCCGATGGCAGCCGGTGCCGGTTTCGCGCCCATCTTGCTGATCTCGGCCTTGATGCCGCGCTGTTCCTCCTGCATGGACTGGATCAGGTCCATCAGTTCGTTGTTGTTCTCCATGGTTTCCTTCCTTTGTTCCACGGCTGGTGCCGCTGATTTGGTCATTTTCGCGTTCTGGTAGGCTGGCCAGCTCACGATGCTGGTCTCAAGCAGACGGACCTTGCGGCGGTGGGTGATGCCGTCGCGGTCCTTCTGCGATTCGAGCGGGATGAATCCGACCGAGAAGCTGTCGAGCACGCCGTCACGTATCAGGGTCATGGCGTCGCGGCCGCGTGCCGTGTCGCTGATCCGCGCAGTGATGTGCAGTCCGTCGTCCGTGCTTTCCGCTTTGGTGATGCGGCCGATGGTCTCGCCGTGCTCGAAGCACAGTTTCGCCTCGTCAAGTCCCTCGAAAGAGCAATCACGGTCGAAGGTCTCCGCACCGTCCCATGTGTCGATGATGTCGCCGAACGGCACGGCGACGCCTTCCACGGTCGAGGTGCCGGAGTCGTCGGCGGAGCGGAGTGTCAGGCCCTTCCAGGCGATTGTGCGTTTCTCGATGTTCATTGGTCTTCTTCCTTTCCGAGTGCCGGCAGCCCTTCCTTGCGCCTCACGTCATCGACGGTGAGGAAACCGGCCTCGATGGCGGTCTTGTAGGCCGTGTAGCGGTCGCTCATGTTCGCGCGCTGCGAGCTGTCCCAGTCGAACTTCGCGGTCCGGCCGCGCGGCAGGAGCCGGTTGAAGATCTCCTCGATCTCGCCGGTGTAGGCCGCCAGCGTGTAGTCGGCGAACTCTATCCACGACTGTTCGATGTTGCTGTAGGTGAGGTTCGAGCCATCGACGGCGGCGAGCATGATGCTTGCCGGGATGCCGAGCAGACGGGCGATCTGCGTGGTGTCGAACTTCTGGGTCTCAAGAAACTGCAAGTCTGCTGGCTTAAGTGAGAGCGGCACGTATTCCAGGTTCTTGCCGACTACCTTGATGTCGCCGGCCTCGCCCGACGCCTTCCATGATGCCTTGGCCTGCTGCGCGGCTTCCTGTGTGATGTTCTCTGATGTGCGCAGATAGCCCTTGAGGTTCGAGCCGTCCGTGAAGAACCTCGCCTTGTAGTCGCGGGCGAGCTGCGCGGCATCGATCTCCTCGCGTGCCGCCGAGATGGGGCCGAGCCCGCGCAGTCGGCCGGGCACGTTGAGGAATTTGCTGTGCACGACGTCATCGGCGGTGTAGGCATGGCCGAGATAGGAGAACCGCAAGTCGGGGCGTGCCGGGTCGTCGCTTTCGTCGGTGACGGTCACGTATTGCGGCGGCAGCATCTCGCAGGTGACGATCTCGCCTTTCCAATCGCGCACGATGCGCGTGAAGGCGTTGCCGTCGAGCACGAGCGATGCCACGATGTCGGCGATGAAATCACGGCGGGAACGGGAGACGTCCGGCTGCAACACCATGGGGCTCACGTCCGGCAGGTCACGGCCGCCGCGCTGTTCCACGATCGGCAGGCCGGTGATGGCGGTCTGAAGCACCTGCACGCCACGGAACACGGTTGAGAGTTGCAACGGTTCGGTGGCCGGCCCCCGTTTCGGCGGCTTGATGCCGTCCGGCATGTCCGTGCCGTCCGCGCCGCGCGTGAGCACGCGTCCTGCGAGCTTCATTCGTTCCCAAAGATTCATGACGCCGAGGATATGGCCGTGGTTCCGTCACTGCCAAAAAAACGGTGACAAACGGTGACAAACGGTGACAAACGGTGACACGTCAGAAGATTTGCAACGTGCCGTCAGATGGCAGGTGATGCGCGCCCCACGCGGCCAGCATGCATGATTCGATCGGTGAGGTCAGCCCGGTGCTGCCGCGCCGTGTGACGCGCCATGCGTCGCCGCTCCACGTCCTCGCGCAGTTGGCCGCGCTTGCGTCGAGCTCGGTATCGGCGGCGTGGCGGATCAGCTTGTTCCGCAGGCCGCTGACGAATGCCTGGCCGACCGCGAGGTAGTCTGATGATTGCATGGCGATGAAGTCGATAAGCGGATCACCGGCTTCGTCGGTCATGGATGCGAGCCGGTCGTGCAGGTCGGCGTTTGGTCCCTTGCAGTCCATGACCAGGGGAGCGTGGTAGGTGTCGCAGATTCTCGTGATCTCGGCGGGTGCCATGCCGGTGCCGTCCAGGACTTCGAGCAGTTGCACGGTCACGGTGCCGTCCGTGTTGACGATCGCGGCGGAGACTGACGTGTTCGTGGCGTCCACGTCCACGGCGGCGGCGATCACCACGGGTCGGCCGTCGATCCGGTCCGGCGTGATCGGCGTGGCCAACGTGGATTGCCATAGCTGGTCGGGGATGACGCGCTCGGCCACTCCGTTGTCTCGCCGGTTGCCGAAGGCGCGCGCCCAACCGGCCTCGTTGCCGGCGAACTGCTCGCGGAAGTCGCGCAATTGGCGGATGTCCCAGAGCAGGCCGGCGGCGGGATGCCATTTCAGGATCGTCTGGAAGTCCTCGGGGTCGGCGTCGTCGGGGATGCCGAAATCGAACCAGCAGGTGCGTTTCGGCACGTTACCGGCGCGGAAGGAGTCGAGCAGGCCGTTGAGGAACGTGGAATCTGCCGTGCCTTCGGTCGAGGTTATCCAGATCTGGGGCTGGACGCCGGTGAAGTGCAGTCTCGTGTTCATGGTCGGTGCCATGCCGTCGAGGATCAGTTTGCCGGTCTCGTCGTCCAAGCTGAATGCCTCGTCGATGGTGAATTTGTCCATCTGCGTGCCATGGCCGGCCACTTTGGTCACGGCCAATGGGCAGATGAAGCTGCCGTTGCGGAAACGCTGCTCCATCCCGCCGTTGGAAAGCCTCGGCTTGAGGGCGAACGGCGCGAGCTTCGATTTTGAGAGCTGCTGCACGAAGTCCTTGAAATGCTTCTCGGCGTCCTTGCCGGTCTGCGCGAGGTAATAGATCTTCCGGTCTGGGCCGAGCAGAGCGTTGCGTGTGTCCTCGGTATCGATCAGCGTGCTCTTGCCGCACTGGCGCGGAGTGGAAAGCCACGCAAGGTCGTAATAGTACGTTCCGGTGGAAGGGTCGATTTCCCCGGCGACGTG